ACAATATAACCACCGGAAGTTTGTCTTGCATGACCTAATGCGAAATCATAATTTCCTTGAGTGCTTTCATCAATAGCAAAAAAATATCTTTGGCATCTTGCTAAATTTACATCAACAGGCAAAAACTCAAAATCAGATGCTGCTGTTCCAACTTCCCATTGTACTCCTGTAATATACCATTCGTTTGATGTACTATCAGCAAGGTTGACTTGACCTACTGCTCTGTTTGCGTTTACTTTAGCTCCCCAAGAAGTTTGTAAAGTTCCAGATGTTAAATCACTTCCAGCACCTAAATACCAAATAACATCTAAACTTCTAGCATTATCATTATCTAAAGCACCAGATGTA